TAATGGTAAAAGATTTTTAGTTGCAGATAAAACTACCAATACATTTGAACTACAAGACAAAGATGGTGTAGATATAAATAGCACATCATTTACTGCTTACGCTTCAGGTGGTGTATCTAATAAAGTTTTTGAACTAGCAACACCTTACACGACTGCACAACTTTTTGATTTAAAATTCGCACAAAGTGCCGATGTTATGTACATTACACATCCAGAACATGAAGTAGAAAAACTTTCTCGTACTGGTCATACATCTTGGACATTAACAGATGTAGATTTTACTAAAGGACCAATGCAAGATGCCAACACAACAGACACAACTTTAAATCCCGGTCAATCAGCAGTAGGAACAGGTATAGCTTTAGTTGCTTCTGCGGTTACTGGTATCAATAGCGGATCAGGTTTTTTATCTACAGATGTTGGTAGATTTGTTTTTTTAAGTGGGGGTTATGCAAAAATAACTGGTGTTACAAATACAACAAATGCAACTATAGAAATTATAACAGCTTTAGATAATGCAAACGCTACAGCTAATTGGCAACTAGGAGCTTTCTCTGACACTACAGGTCATCCTTCTTGCGTAACCTTTTTTGAACAACGATTAGTTTTTGCAGGAACAACTAATCAACCACAAAC